ACCATCTTGTGAGCTTCTTTCATTTGGTGTTGCAGGTACTGCCTCTGCTAGTTCAATTTTTTCTTCTGCTAATCTGTTAAGTTCATCTTCAAAGTCAAAGTCCGTGTGCTCGCCATCAACAATTTCTTCATCTACCAATTCCCAATCACTTGGCATATCTTCACCAAACTCTTCTATCCATTTTTGTAATTCTGTTTTATTTGAACTGCAATTACATTTAGTTAAATTTTCTTTTATTTGCTCATGTGATTCACACGGCATAAAATATTCTTTTCCATCTTGTGAGTGCGTGTGGTAACCAGAACAGCCTATTTTTTTAGCCTCTGCCTCTGCTTCTTCAATAGTATCAAACAGTGGTAGTTCAACACCATCTGTAATCATACTACCAACTTTAGCTAGTTTCACATCATCTTCAACAGTATCATCATCACCTAAAGGCTCTAACCCAAGCTCATCACGTATTTCATCTGTTGTCATAACCTCCCTAATAGTCTTAGAGTCAAACTGAACTGTAATAGGTTTAAGCTGTACAAAATTAACAGGCATATCCATGTTGTTAATTTGAAATATTTTTCTTAACTGTTTTACTATGTGGTCTTGGAAGGGCTTTATCACCGTGTTAAGATAGAAATTTGCGGCATTTATAATTTCGTCTGTATTGCTTGAAAACCCATTAGCTGAGTCAATACCCATAAGCGTTTTAGAAGTGACACGGTGGCCGCTTAAAATGTTCGAAGTCGTTAGTTCTTGAAGTGCTAAATATTGTTTATCGAGGTCACTTGTACTAATTGGTGTAACTTCTGGAGTTCTTGTTTTATCGTCGCTAAAAGTCAGAACAAACTTCCCAGCGTTGCTCTGTCCAACAAATTTATCAGTAAGGCTTCTTTCAATTTGCATTCTTTCCTCTTGTGTCGGAATACCATTCGCAAAAGAAATTAAAAAGCTACCAGAGAAACCACTAGATATAGCGTTGAGATGATATTCAGAGACGCGAGCATCAATGAGAGCCCAATTATTGCAAGAGACGTAATCAGGTGTGTAATACGAGTTCATATCAGGACTATAAAGACCTGAATACATTATTTGATTTGGTGATGTTCTGTCATTAGGATTAAATGCAGGAACATAATAAGGTTTGTTCATTCTAGTATTAGACCAGTCAGCTGAGATGTAGTACCCTGTAGTTCTTCCCATTTCATCAGGTTTTGCACATCTTAGCTTAGTTACATCTAAATGGTAAATCTCAGCTATTTGAGTCCTATCCTTACTCCAAACAATGTTAAGGGCAAACCCTCCTTGTAACTTAAAGTCAAAAGATATTTTTTTAATTATTTCATGAAGACTTTCATTACTATTAGCTCTATTCATAAAGTTTTGAAGTTTTACAGTAGCTTCTAAATCTCTATCATCATCATCTTCAATAATTAAGTCTTCACCTGCTATCATCTCAGAAGTAGAATTAATGATTGCAGCTGATATAGAACTAGAATAATATAAATCAACTAGAAACTGAGGATAGAGGTTTGACCATTCCCCATTAGCATCACCATAAGAAATCCAATCTCTGCCTCTTGTTTCTTGTATAACTGGGGCTGTACTGGTTTCTAAATTAATATTTATGATATTGTCTTTCATGTTTTTTTATTTAATTATGGCATAAGGTTTGATAACCACGCATTAACATTTGCAGTCAATGTAGCACTACTTGAACTGTAAATTTGTATTTCTGACATTTCACCATCAAAAGGGTTGTTTTGTGGTTTTCTAGCACCTATTGCATCAATGTCAGCTGTTCCTGACAACGACCTTGTTGTTGATTGTGCAACACCCTTCCAATGTAGTGTTAGTGTTCCGCTTGACCTAGTTAATACCATATAGGCTTCCTCTAAATAATCACCACTATCTTTTGGTATATCAGTATTTGCACCATTATCAACTTTTATTCTTAAATTGCTAGATGTATTAAATCTAAGAAACTCTCCAGTTGCTGTTATATCTGCCACAACAACACCAACATTAGTGTCAGGTTTTAATTTTGCACCAACAGTAAAATCTCCACTTAAACTAATTTGACCACCAGAACTTAAAAAAGTACTAGCTGCGTTGTCAAAAGTTAAAACACCACTACTAAAAGATGGTCTGTTACCAGCAGTTGTCTGCCTCATTGATATACCATTACCTGAGCTATCTCCCCATTCCGAAACCTTTCCATCAATAGTAGAAACTAAAGTGTCTTTTTTCCACCAACCCTCTAAAGTTGTTTCATCATTAGGTTTCCAAGCACTACCAGATGGGTAATTAGATGAATTTAAACTTAAACCTTGTTTTAATGCTAACATATTATTCTTTATATCCTATTCCTATTCCACCCCCTAGCGTTATAGCTGTAATGTTCATAAAGAGAGTTGTTCCTGCTGGAACAGTAGTCTGTAATTTAGTTACATTTGTTACACTAGCAGCTGCTATTGATGATATTGCACTTTCAACAGGAAAGTAAACACAGTAATAATCTTTGTCAATTAAAGCACCGCTTGATGAATCAAAAACTTCTGTTCCGGGGTTTTTACCTAGTTGCTCACCTAATAATTGTTGTACGTTTTCTATTGCCATTTTTTTTTATTTTATTGTCCGTAATATATATAATTTGTTTCTTCTATACTTGCTGTAATACTTGCATCTAAAGTAGCACCCCCTCCTGATACTGTTACAGTAGGGTTCTCTGTATAGCCATTTCCAGCATTTGTTATTGTTACTGCATTTACCACACCTCCTGCTACTGTTGCTGTTGCAGTTGCTTGTGTTATATTGTCACCTACTATTGTTAAAGTTGGTGCTGATGTATAACCTGCACCCCCATATTTTATTGTTAATGTTTGCACACTCTTTGCACTTTGTATATACTTAACCTCTTCAGTTCCTGCTTTTTCATCTATATACATTTTGCCTTTTGTTACAAGCCCTTGTACTATTCCCCTTGTATTTGCTGCTGGTGTAAGTACCGATAATTCTGTTTGTGGCGCTCTTCCTGCTACTAAAGAAGGAGTGCCAATCCAGCTTACTTCATATACTTCATATTTCCAATATCCTGCTGGACTAAATTTTACTTGTCCTGCAAACATGTCAGGACTTGCAGCATAATCAAACAAAAAATATGTGTATCTATCATATATTGTTTCTGTCTTTGCATAAGCATAAAACACATCCCCATTCATATCATTTGTAAACTTAAACAAGTGCCTTATATTAGAAGATGTAACAGAAGTATTTATTCTATTATCCTCAGTTTGTAAGTAAGCCTCAATGTTAGTTTCTGTAAATCCTTGTATCATATACTATATAATAGAAAAAGACTGATTTTATTTGCCTTATAAAAGAAAAGAGCGACATATTTGCCACTCTTCTCTAGAAATATATAAAAACTACAAATTAGTTTAAGATGAAACTACAAATGGTGTTGCTTTATTTGTAAAGCCTGCGTTATCAAATATAGCTGCACCATAGTCTTCTAAGAAAGCCATTGGTCTTGACTCCATGCCCGTGAAGGTCAACGTGTAACCATTACGGTCTCCAAATGCCGCCCCGCTATCCATTGAGCCAGTGTTTAAGTCCAAGCCATTTTCAAAGCCTACACATAAAATTACATCATGACCACTTGCTAATTTTGCATTTAGTTCAACTAACATTCTTACTTTAGTTTGACCTAAAAGTTTTATTTGGTTTTGGTCTTCTTTTGTTAATTTGTTTAACATGATATTTACAGTTGGAGTATAGAAAATTGTTCCGTTCTCCGTTGAACCTGTTATTGCGTCAGATACACTTGCTACACCTAATGGCATAACGTATTTGTAAATACTATGTGTGTTCCAATCTATTGTGTCTATTTCTTGTGGGTTTGTTGAATCATAAGCCCAGTCTGTGTTGCCAAAGTCATCATATACTGAAAAGTACACATTCTTTACGCCCCCAGCTACTCGGTTACAGTCTAAACCACGTCCTTTTGTTAATGCCGTACATGCCATAAGTTGTTAATTTTTAAAGGGTTAAAGATGCTGAGGTTTTTACACCCCAGCTTCTGTTAATTAGGTTTATTATGATAAAAGAACAACGTCAGCCCCAACACCTACTTGTGTACCAGCTGAGTATCTTGCAACTACTCTCATGTTATCGCTTCCATCCAGCTGAGACATGTCCATTAAAGCGATTCTTGTAGCGTCACTTAACAGGTCAGTACCAAAGAACAGGTTAGACTTTTCTGCTGCAACTAATACATCGTCTTTCATTCCGTTGCAGACTGCTAATTTGATTCCTTCAAATACTGCATCATAATCTCCGTTCATAGAGTATGCATTAACATAACCTAAAGCAGAGATTGCTGAAATGTATAATCTGTAAGATTTTGGTGACATATATATGTATAAGTCATCTTTAGTATATACAGTTGTTGGAATTGCAGCTGTAAGTGCTTGTAACTCTGTTATAATGTTACCAGCACCTGCGGCAGCTGTAAAAGTACCTGTCTTTGCAACGTCAGTTACTGTTCCATCTAATACTAAGTGACCAACACCTCCACCTACAAAACCAGTAAATTCACCTTGTGTTGCATCGTTTCCAGTCCATATAGAAACTTCTGTAGCATTTGCGATAATCTCACCTAAGTAAGAGATTACATAGTCATCAAAAGATGCTGGAGGTGGTGCACCTGCACCTGCTCTCATTTCAGCAGCCTCCCAAGACTCTAAAAGATTTTGCTTACAAATGTCTGTATTTATTTGTAGGTTCTTTGGCGTTAAAACTGCCTCTGTTAAAGTTAAAGTTCCATTTGCAGTAAAATCACATGATGCGTTTCTTACTATTCCAGTATTTGCCATTTTCTGGATGTTACTCTTATATTTGATATTTTCTATCATTGTCAAAAACTCCATTGAGTTTGCTTGACGTAATGCAGCGTTGATATAAAATCCAGCTGCTTTTCCTGCATAATTACTTGCTGTTGCGTCTATTGCCATTTTTTAATTGTTTTAATGTTAATATTTTATTTGTATAATTCGTAGAAATATTTTTCTCTCTTAGTTAGTTTAGATAATTCTTTTTTAGATAAAACATTTTTGTCTGAACTAAATTTATTTGTGTTAATTGGTGCATCAGCAGGACTAGCTGCTAATTCAGTTTTAAGTTTTTTGTTTTCTTCTTTAAGATTTTTAATTTCATCTTCAGAAGATAATTCAACTTTTTCTTCTGTATTTTCTTTTGACATTTTAACATCTTTTTCTTTAACATCACCTGTTTTACCTTTAAGGTCTGATATAGCATCCATTAAATTATCAACCTTATCTTTCATTTCTTCATAAGTTTTTTTGTACCAATCTGGCATTTCTTCCATATAAGTATCTTTCTTACGTTTTTTCATTTCTTCATCTTCATCTTCATCTTCATCTTCATCTTCTTTTTTCTTTTCAAGCTCTGTTTCTTCTGTCATTTCTTCTTTTTCATCAACCTCTTCTTTTTCATCTTCATCTTCTGTTTTTTTCATAATCTCAGAAACAACGCCTTCTTTTTCTACACGAAAAGAAAAGCCATCTTCCATCTTATACATTCCAACAGGCAAAAGTATCGTTGTGCCATCTTCGGTTAATACTGAGATGTCGACCCCAGATTCTAACTCCTCAGCAGTAGATACATAAATTGTACCGTCCTCTCCTTTTGACTGCCAAGCTAATTTGATTTCTTCCTCAGCCTTGTTTAAGCCAAGTGCTACTAATATTTGTTCTTTAATGTCCATAGGTTCTTTTTTTATATAATAGAATAGTTATTTACTTTGTTTGATTTTCTTTTATTATTTGATTTAAAGCTGATAGTATCTCTTCATCTGTTGGTGTTCTCTCTGACATCTTTTCCATGCGGTCAGTGAAATATCCTTCGATGCTTAAACCGCGTAATGAACCATCTTTAACTTTACTCCAAAGCTCATCGTTGTTTATCTTCATAGAAACCATCCAAGTGCCTTTTGGTAGGTCATATCCATAAAGTCTAGACTTGTCCATTTTAGGGTCTTCTATAATCCAACTCTCAGTAGTTAAAACACCAGAAACCCTGTCTTGGTGTTCATAGGTTGCTTTATGATGATTGTTATGTTTTAAGTATAGCTCTGACGATTTACGTACTGTTTCAGGACTAAAATACACGTAATACTCAGAGTCCGTATTAGGGTTATACCTAAAGATTTGCTTATTAGGTATCAAAGCGGGAGACACGAGCATTCTCTTATCCTCATCAACCTTAGCAAATGTTAGGTTGTTTTTTTCTTTGCCAAAATAAACAAAGTCTTGCTCAATAGCTGGTGAAGCAACTAAGCTAATAGCGTCAATTGCTAGTTCTTCACTATCATCATCAATAACTAGTTCTACAATAGAAGTAGTCTTATCGTAATAGTCTTTGTTGTCAGCTTCACAGGCTGCTTTAGTGTCATACTTACACTCACCTGTTTCTCCAAATTTATATTTTCCGTCTTTACATTTTTTACAAGGCATATTATATAATAGATTTAATTAATATATGTTTGATTTTTAAATTGTTGCTCTACGTCTAATGTTAGCTAACTGATTCTGCGAATTTGTCATCTCATCTGTCACAACGAAGGCTTTGACTGGTTCTGGCTCTGTAACACCACTTAACTCAAAAGCACCTGACATCATTTGTGGGGCTGGGGCTGCTGCTGCTGCTGCACCTCCTCCACCCCCTCCACCTGATGCGCCACCACCTCCTCCACTAACAATTTTTGCTAACTGTACAGCTGAGAATGCACCTGCAAGACCTGCCTGTACAAACGGGTATGCTGGGAATCCAACAGTAATTGGTGATTTTTGTGCTGTTGTAAATGCATTTTGAACACTTTCTACACCTGACATAGTTGCTGATGCTATTGCAGCTGCCTTACCTACAGCTGAACCTTCACCTGCTAATGTTTCAACTAATTTAAGTCCTTGTTTGCCTAAGCCTTTTTTAGCATCTAATACTTGTTTTTCTAATTTAATTTCATCATCAGCTTGTTTTTGTTCTATTACACCACGTTGTCTAGCAAACTTCTTTCTTATTTCATCTTTAACCAATTCTGAGTTTTCTAATAGTTCAGCACTAGCCAATTCTTTGTCTTCTTGTATTTTTAACTCTGCTAATGCCCTTGTGTGCATATCTTCTATTAATGCAAGTGTATTTTCTTGTTGTAATGCAAGTAAAATTTCAGCTTCTTTTTTTGCCCTGTCTTCAGCTTCTTTAATATCAGCATCTTTTTGTTTCTTGTCCTCTTCCTTTTGTGCTTTTTCTTCATTAACAGCTGTGGTTATTTGTGTTTGTAATAACCTTTGGCTTCTTAGTTTTTTAGTATCTAATTGAATTAATTCAGCTTGTAATTGTGCTAACTTGTCTTTGTCTTCAATAGTGTTTTTGCCCTGAGCCATTTCTTTCCTTTGGGCTTCTATTAAAATTCTTTTAGCTCTAATTTCTTTGTTTGTAATATCCTCTTCTATTGCCTGTGCTTTTCTTAATAATTCTATTCTTTCTGTTGCACTTTTGTTTTCTCTATCTTCAGCTTGTAGCCTAATATCATTTATTTCTCTATCTGCCTTAGCCCTGTCTATTTGCAGTTGTCTTTGTATGTGGTGTGCTTTTTGCCTAGCTTTAGTTACAGCAACCATTGCATCAACTTCTTTTACAGTTTCATCAACAAATGTTTTAACCGCAGCTGTAGTTTTAGACACAACTGCTATTGTAGAACCTAAAGGGTCTTTGAAAAAATTAATAAGCCCATCTTTAAAAGATTTAAGGGCTGTCATTGGGTTTGTGAATGCTGCCATAATAGCTTCACCAAAGTCAGCAACCGTGTCCATTAATTGGTTGGTTACTGCACCAATACCAGCCATAATC